CTGCTAGACTTAACGCTGCCGGAACAGCGCTTAACGGGTCTTTCAATTTTGCTACTATGCCTGAACATGCCGGAGGCGGCGCAGTGCGGTGGGTTACTCGCACTGAGGCTGGGTATGTCGCTATTACAGTAGTGGGTACCACTACTTATGTATGGTTTTCTGCCTCATTTACTTCTGGCTGGGCTAAAGTACTGACTGTACCTTTCTTGTCTAATGACCCTCTTGGCATCCCCAATCCCCAACTAACTGCCGCTGGTAAGACCGTTTTGTTTCTAGGGATTTGGGATAGTGGTATTTCTCAAAAACCTATCTATGCTTCTTTTGACGGAGGGGCAACATGGGTTCTTATCAAACAAACTTGGGCCGCCCCGCCTGACGCCAGTGGCACAATTAACGCTCATTGGCATACTGCCGTTTACCATCCTCGGTGGGACCGTGTGTGGGTATCCGCGGGTGATGGTGTAAACTCCTATTTTGGATATAGTAACGATCATGGAGTAACGTGGCATGACGTTTCTGCTGTAGACTCTCCTGTTTACGATGGTAAGACTTATCAGCAACCTACTGTTATGATTCCCTTCGAAGATCGTATAGCAGTGGGCCCAGATAGAGGGTTTGTTCCTGGTATTTGGGAAATGGACCCGACTACAGGTTTTACTGTATCAAAGTTTGTCGTAGATGCTACTGTAGTCGGCGCAGACAAGCAATATCCTGTATACCCGTTTGCTCAACAGGGCAATGAAGCCTACATAGCGTTTCCCGCTTCTAGTTCTATGCCTATCGGAACTCGAAACCATACCGATATTGTCGCTACTGGGGATGGTGGACGTTCGTGGTATAAGGTGGGCACTATTCCTTGGGGCGGTTCCGACTTGTCCTCTAACGGTATTGTTGGTCCAGACTCTAACGGATATCTTTACCATGTAGGGTCTTTGGGTATGCAGAGAGCCCTTAAACTCAACTGGACTATTTAGGAGTTATCATGCCTCGTTGGGTATATACCGCGTTTGGCGTTGCTTGTGTACTAGCCATTATTTGGCTTGCTATCATCCTGCTCGGCAAGGTATCATAGTATCATGCCCACAAAGACTGTCGACGATTTGGAGAGAGAGTATCTCCAACAGGCGCTAGGGAGTAATGCCTTGCCTACTGATACAATTCAAGACCTTCGTTTGAAGTTCTACGCTAATCCCGGCGGGGCGTCTATTACTCGTACAGGGCTAGGTTCACCCGAGGGCGTTGTAACTGCCCCTGTCGTTACTATCTACAGTGACTCTGTGTTTAATCAGAACGCTGGCCTATGGTATAAGCGAAGTGGTTCGGGAAACACCGGCTGGATTATTATCTACGGAGACACCGGCTGGCGAACTATTACTTCGTGGACTTCTGGCGGCGCTATTACTGGTCAGGCACTATCTGCTTCATATGCTCCGGTAGCAGGACAGGCCGGTGCTATCCGTACTCGTCGTCTTAATGACGAGATTTACGTTGGTATTCGTAACCTGTCTAGAGTTGATTCAACTGTTATCTCTGTTTGGGCAGCAGGTTACGTTCTTCCTCAGGGTTTTAGGCCAAGCGTTTACGCGGAAGGGCAGTTTTACGCTCCTACCGGCCCTGTTGCTATGTGGCTCGGTACCGACGGTAGTGTCGGTCGAGGTACAGGGATTAAGGCAGGGGTTAACGGAGATTTCTCAGGAACTGCTGAGGGTCTAATTGTCGGTCTTGCTGATAACGCTCTGTGGCCTACTGGGCTGCCCGGGTTCTAAGGAGTATTATGGTTGAAGCACGCATTTATCCTAAGGCTGACGCTAAGACTCAGTGGTTTGAGAATAAGTTCGCTCGCGGTAAGTTTACTTCGATCGAGAAGATTCTCCTACATACCACTGAGACGACCGGCTGGCCTAGTTATGCTGGCGGCTCTATGGCTCCGACTTTTACGTACCACTGTAAGAATCGTGCATGGCGTCAGCACAACTACCTAGACACGTCTGCTCGCGCTCTCGCTGATCCAGATGCTACGGTAGTTAAGGAGAACCGAGACAACGTAGTGCAGATTGAGATTATCGCCTACGCTGACGAGAAAATGGCTGCATCCGTAGGGGGACTCCCGGTTAGTAAGCTAACCGAGGATAACCTTAAGGACCTCGCCACCTTCATCGTTTGGGTTCGCAAGGAATGGGGTGGACCTCCGCTAGTAAGCACTAAGTTCGCTCCGTACCCTGAGTCCTACGGTGCTAACAACTACCGCCTTACCGGCCCTCAGTACGATGCGTTCAAGGGTATTCTAGGACACTCTAACGTACCGGCTGGGGACACTTGGGGTAACCGACACGGTGACCCCGGTGCTCTTAACATTGATCGTATTATGGTCCTTGCTAAGAATCTCGAAACAGTAGTAACGAAGCCTCCGGTTACGAAGCCGCCGGCCGTTACCCCTCCAACAGATGAGGTTATTGTGATTTCTGACGCTGACGCCAAGAAGATTGCCCAGCAGGTTTGGGGCTATCCTATCCAGAACCACGACCCGAAGCCCAACGATAACGTTCCCCCGGCTACGTATGCGGCTAAGTCCTACACGGTAATGGGTAACTTCCGTGGTGCAGACCTACAGGCTCGTATGACTAAGGTTGAGGCTGACATTGCTGAGATTCTTTCTCTTCTAAGGGCACCTAAGCCATGAGTCTACAGGGAGCCTACATTCTAGACAACGCCAGCGGCCACGCGCTGTCGGCTCAGCATACTCGCATTGCTGAGATTATTCAGGACTACAATCCTGAACTAGAACTTGCGTGGATTCCCCCGAGTGACCGTACTGCTTTCGATGCTAAGCCGTTTGCTATTATTCATAATCAGCCTAATGGTCAGCGTTACGTAGTCGGAACGTTCACCGAGGCTGAAATGGACCATCGCATCATCGCCCACCTGTTTAACCACGATGCACGGCAGCGAGACGTGTTTAGTGATATGGAACGTGAGAATACCGCTAAGGAACTTCTCCGTCTCAAAGAGGTAAGCGACGAGATCGAAGAGAAGCGTGAAATGGGTCGCGCCATGATTAATACTCGAAAGAGCACATGGCGTCATGGAGGAAAGAAGTATAATCTACTATGACCTTTAATGTCACCAAAAAGGTATCTGATATCGCAGCGGACGTTAAGCGGACGTTTGGCGATGAGTCAGGCGTTCAGGTTACCGATGCAGATATCGTTCGATGGGTTAATTCCGCCCAAGTCGAAATTGTATCTAAGAATCAGATTCTCCCTTCGGTGGCAACTACCGCTTCTATCGCCAGTGCGATGGATTACAATGTTTCCTCACTGAACATGCAGAGTATCAACTCGGTGAATTACGCAGGCGTGAAACTTAAGGCCCTGTCGTTCACTGATTTTGAGGACAACATTACAAGTGAGGACCCGAACGGTACCGCTACAGGCGTTCCACAGGTGTGGACACGTTGGGGTAACGTAATCAGACTGTACCCATCCCCGAGCCAGTCTGGCGTAGATATCAAGATCTACTATTACGCGCTCCCAACACCTGTAGCGGTACTCGCGGACTTCCTATCGCTGCCTGATAACTACTACAACCGTATTCTAGAGTACGTGTTGGCTCAGGCATACGAAATGGACGAAAACTTCGCGGCCGCAGACAACAAGATTAACCGTTTCGACAGCAACCTTGTCGGAATGATGGGCGATGAGAACGTTCCTGCTCAGGATACGTACCCTGTAATCACAGTTCGACCTGAGGATTTGTAATATGCCGGGCCAGCCTGTAAAGATCGGGCCGTTTGTAGGTGGAATGAACACCTACAGCGGTCCTACAGTCATCGCTGACAACGAAGCCGTACTACTACAGAACCTAGACGTTGACCTAGACGGCTCTTTGCTCGCTAGGCCCGGCGTAGTTATGTCTGCTGCCCCTGCTACGGGTGCAGTTTCCCACGTTCTCGGTACTTTTCGTGCTAAGACTGGTGAAGTTTACATCATTACTGCTTGGGGCGCTAGCGTAAGGGCGTTTAATACCGCTACTTCTGCATGGTCTACTATTTCAGCCACTGGTGACTACACAGCCTGCGTTCAATACGCAGATTCCCTATGGTTGGTACGTAAGCCTTCCGGTGTTACGCAGGGTGGCGGTAAATGGGACCCCGTAGCCGGATATACTGCGGTTGCTAACATGCCACGCGGCTTTTCTTGCTGTATTTACAAGGAACGCATGTTTATTAGCGCTTCTCGTAACAATGATGACACAAGTATCAACCGTGTGAAGTTTTCTAACGCTGCTGACCCAAATACGTGGACTGTTACGGACTACTTCGACGTAAACGCCGGTGATGGTGACGATATCACCAAGATTTACTCGTATGACTCTAGCATTGTCATTTTCAAGTCCGACAGCACGTATATCTTCGCGTATGAGTCCTCCCCTACTAAGGGTATTGTGCAGAAGGTGTCCTCCACCATCGGCGCTAACAACGCGTTCTCTGTAGTCGAGTACGAGAACAACCTATTCGTGATGCACGAAGCCAACGTCTATCGTATTTCAAACTGGAACTGGGAACAGGCTAACCTGAAACTTCCGTTTGAGTATCGTAACGTATTTGGCTCCGGTGAAATGGAGAAGAGTTCTCTATCGCTACTGGGTAACCGTGTTCTGGCTAGGTACTACGACAAGTATTACGTACTAGGACTTAAGACCGGGGCATGGTCACAGTGGGACTTCTCGCTTAAGGGATACACACCTTCCGAGTTCGTGACCAACCCTAACATTAACGCCCTTGTCGGTGCTCCGAACTACTACGCTGCTAGTTATGTCGCTACTAATCAGCAGTTCTACTTCTTCATCGACGGTAAGTTCAATACTGACGAGGACTTCGTTATCAAGCTAGTTACGAAGTCATACGACTTTGGGCCTTCCTACTCTTTCAAGCGTCTCTACTGGTGGGGCGTTGATATCCTAGGAACCGCTGCTACTACGTTCAAGGTTATCCCTAACGTGTACGCTGTTCCTGTTAAGTGGGGTCAACTAATCGGCGTACCGATTCCTAGCCTTGGTACTTGGGGCCGTCCTCTTGAACCGGCTATCGATGTTACGGACGCTGCTAGCGGTGGTGGAGGTACGGCTTATCGGACGTTTATTAAACTTCTAAAAGGCTTGCGATTCAGGCAGTTGCAGTTTACACTAGAAGCAACGTACAAGGGGCTTAACTCCACTGCGGCTTACCGTATCTTCTCGCTTACTGCTCACGTAGATAGTAAGCAGACTGTATCGAAGAAGGTTTCATAATGCCAGATGCCAACTTCATGCAGTACCTACAGGGGAATATTCAGACTTTTAACCCGTATGGTGCTGGTAAGAAAGTTTATGGCGGTGGGAGGTATGCTCCTAATCTTGGTCCAACTAGTTCTCCTGATGGTTACCGACAGCGAGATTTGATTGCCAAGGCTCGCCGCGATGCAATGCTAAAAAGACTAAAGGCCGAGCAGCGAGGAAAGTATTTCTCGCAAGACTCGCTACGTCCACGAAGGGTACAGTAATATGGCTAATTATGGTGGCGGCGGCGGCGGTGGCGGCAGCCTTGGTAGTTCTTTTGGCGGCGCCTTTGCTAACGTTGGTAACGTTGCTAAGAGCGTTGCTAAGAAGAGCGTCCCTAAGAAGAAGAAGTCCACCGGCACTGGCGTTCGACGTGCGGTTAATAGCCAGCGCAGTGCTGTAAATAACATTGGACGTAGTGTTGCTCGTAGCGCACGACGTTCTTCTACTAGGTCCAGCAGC